CCGCTGGCGATCTCAACGGGGTATCGCAACCCGCCTGACTCCTCGCCGCATTGTCCGAGGAAGTACGCCAGGTTGAGCCTGTCCAGGCGGAAGGCATCAACAGCAGAGGCCAGGTCATTCATCAAGCTGTCGGGCAGCTGATGGGGTGAGCAGAGCATGATCCTGCCCAGCTGTTCCTTGGTCAGTGGCCAGTCACCACTGCCTTTGTGCAGCAGGGTGGGTGGCTGTTCCTTGTGGAAGTTCTGCACCCAGCTGGCGGCTTCAGTGAGCAGTCCAGGGTCTGCCTGGCAGATGGCCTGGCGTAGCTCCTCGATGCCAGCACGCTGCTGGGGCTCCCCCTTGTAGTTCTCAAAGAACTGACGCCAGCGCTCAGGGGTGAAGAGGATGTCTTGGATGGTCACGCCGTGGTCTGTGGTGTCGGGTCAATGCTTGCACCTGTGCACTGCAGTGGTCGAGGTGGAGTCCACAGAACAGGTTGTGACTTGATGTGGTCGTACTCGCCAGGACGGAGGATCCGTGCGCAGCGGGCCATGCGGACGGCAAAGTCCACGGTCTGACCAGCCTTGAGGTAGGCAGCCAGAACAGCTGCCCACATGTCTGATTCAGTCCGACAGTCCGCCAGGATCCGCTTGGCTGCTACGGGCCCGCAACCCTTCAGGCCGGGGTAGCCATCGGTCGCATCGCCAGTGAGGATCTGCATGTAGAAGTTCAGGTCTGCCTCAAACCGGGTGACATCAATCACTCCATCACCGTCCAGGTGGAGACCAGGGACGGTGCGGAGATCCTTGTCGCGGCTAACGATGACATCCCCTTCTTGAGCCTCGATGCCCAGCACGTCGTCGCCTTCCACATTGGCCATCGACACAGAGCAGAAGTTGCTGGCAGCCCAGTCACGAAGCGACTGGTAGCCCGCTGGCCTGCGGTACTTGCGGCGGTTGGACTTGTATTCGGGGTAGATGCCGTAGCGGAAGTTGAGGCGATCGCCGTAGACCACCACCAGGGCGTGATCAGGGCAGATGTCTTGCAGCCGGTCCATTTCATCGGTGAACGAAGCCTTGGCCTCGTCGATCCGAACGAGATAGGTCCAGCAGTCAGGTGTCAGCTCGACTTCGTATTCGGATCCGGTGGCTGCTCGGTAGAGGTAGTAGTCGGCGTCAACGAGGATTCGCATGGGTTGGTTTCACGGACGATGCGGTCAGCCACTTCATTGATGGCCAGGAAACAGATGCGTGCCTGACCTTCATCAGGTGCCCAGCTGCGGATGGTCTGCGCCAACTCCAGCATCACTGCTTTCATGCGGCGCTTGTCATCAATGCTGTACTCGCCCAGGGACCAGTACAGCTCAGTGAGGCTGTCGATGAGGTTCATTTCACCACCAGGATCTTGGAGTTGGGCCAGCAGTTGCTGGCGTAGAGCTTGGCCTTGGCGGCGCTCTCAGCACGCATCATCACTTTCATGGTGGGTGACCCCGGGCTGGTCACGAGCAGCTTGTAGAGCCTGGTATCAGCGCCTTTCACGGGGCGGCTGATCCCTTCCCCCAGGTTGGGGGCGCCTTCCAGCATTGACGGTGGAACGGCGTAGTCAGGTGATACGCGGGGCATTACTGCTGTTCAGCTTCAAGGAGGTGGTTCAGGGCACGGATGTAGCCGTCCCAGTAGGTCAGGGTTGCTTCTGGTTTCTTGGTCTGAATGGCCTCGTACTGGTTTTCAGTGGCCCAAACCAGCAGCCGACGCACAACACCATGCGTGAGATCAAGAAGGCGCTCATCGTTTGGCCTCATTTCTGGAACTGCTCCAACGCCAGGACGTGACGCAGTGCCAGAACGTAGCCACCCCACCAGTTGGCGGTGCCCAGTTGGCCGCCTGTGGTAGCAGCGTTCTCAGCGTCGATCGCTCGCATCAGCATGTCCCTCAGGCTGCTGACGGGGATCACAAGGGTCTCTTCAGTTGGGGAGTCGGAGATTTCGGAGGTCATAGATCCGGGTGACGCGAACGGTTGAACCAACATCCCAAGCAACAGATGCGCTGTCGGGATAGGTGCCTGCAATGTGTCCCTTCTTCCAGGTGCTGGATGCGTAGAACCGCACTTCAGCCCCCTTGTGCAGGGAATCCCAGCTCAAAACGGGCTTGCCGGGTCCAGCCATTTCTGCTCGATCGTTTGAGTTGGTTCGTCGAAGACGAAAGATCCGGCATAGCCACATCGGCCCAGCATCCTGTTCTTGAGGCAGTACGAGTGAGTGGTCTGATCACCACGCTTGCGCCCCAGGGCCCAGATGGTGTCTGCCAGTTGAACAATCGAGTGGCTGCCCCTGATGTCATGCAACTCAGGGATGCCGCCGTCCTCCATGTTCTTGGTGGAACTGGAGCCTCGGTTGAGGTGGTTGATGGCCACCACCGTGCATTTGGTTGCAGCAATGAAGCTGCGGATCCGAGTCACCATGGCGTCCAGGTGCCGCGTGTCCTGCGCCAAGCCACTGCCCAGGATGGTCAGGTGGTCAAGGAACAGGAAGTCACAGCCCAGGGATCGGACCATGTAGTCCATCCGGTTGAGAATCGAGTCCTCGTCCAGTGAACCGAAGTGATCGAACAGCTCCAGTCGCCCGGACCCTGTGATCACCTTGTCCGCCTGGCTCAGGGCCAGCCGCTGCTCCTCGGTGATGCCGGCATAGCTGGGTCTGGCGTGTACCTCAATGCCGGCTGCCATGCCGACAAAGCGGAAGATGGCCTCTTCCACGGTTTCCTCCAGTCCAATCCAGCCGACCTTGCGACCGCTTTCCATCAGCCCCAGTGCCAGGGCTCGGGCGAAGGTGGTCTTGCCCACCCCTGATCCAGCCACCAACACCACCAGCTGGTTATCCCAGAGCGGTGTCTTCTGATTCCAGAAAGCAAAGGAGCAGTCCGTACTGGTGCGTTGCGGTGGTCTGAGCACCAGGCCCTGGAAGTCCGATGCAGGGCGGATGCCATCAGGACGGATCTCCTTGGCTGCCTTGATCGCATCAGCCAGGGCATGGGGCCCCAGCTCCTGCAGCACCTCGTTGGCATCCTTGCGGGGCATGATCACCCGCCGCACCTTCCCCGAGGGGAACAGGGTCATCAGCTCCTTGGCCGCGGCCTCTCCCGGTTCGTCCATGTCCGTTGCCACGTAGATGACACGGAACTTCTGGAACTGATCGAGGCGCTGCCGGATGAACTTGGCTGCCTGCTTGGCCCCATTGGGTACCGAGACACCCACAATCCGACCCTTGGTGGCAGCGGTGATGGACGGGGCATCCATTTCACCCTCAGTGATCGCCACCGCGTCGTGGTGGTCTGGGTTGGCCAGGTGCATCCCGAACCCGGTGATGCCCGTGACATCCCCCTCCCAGTGGATCTTCTTCTCGTCTGAACGGAACTTCCGTGCCACCACCTGGCCCGTGGCATCGCGGTAGTTGAAGACCACGCTGCCGTGGCTGCGCTGGATGCCGTACTGCTCCAGCACGTCAGAGCGCACGGAGCGGTAGCTCTCGTCCCATGGACGGGTCTGTAGTTCCCTCATGGGCCGAACAGCCTGTAGTCCACGCCGCCACGCGTTGGGATCTTGTCGATCCGTGGTGTGGGCGCCACACGAGAAGCAGTGCGTTCCGTCCTCGTATACAGCAAGAGCATCAGAGCTACCGCAACTGGGACAAGGTTGATGAGTTGCCAGGGTTTCACTCATCACCCCCTTCGACGCACATCGAGCCGACGCCAGCGCCGAGATACTTCACCGCCCGTTCGTGAGTAGGGAAGTCCTTAAAACAGGTCAGGCAGGTGCGATACCGCACGATGCAGTCCTCCTTTCGATTGTTCTTGGTTTCTTTCACCCGTGTATTGGGGGAATTGCAGCACGGGCAGTTGATCAACCCTCCTCCTCCCAGGTGATACACATGTAAATGCGGGGGCTCTTGGGATCGTGATGAAACTCGCTGCCCAGCCTGTAGACGTGCTTGACCGAATCGTTTTCAATGATTCCAGGCCAGTTTGAATCCGAAGGGTCGGGCTGCATTGCATCCAGAACGGCGCCTTCCAGGTTGTCAAGGTCGCCTCTCATCGCACCGTAAAAGTGAAAGATCACAGTTGCGGGGCCGGTGATTCGCGGGTAAGTCCACCACTCAGCAAGGTAGTGCCGTACCTTGCGCTTCCACTCTTTGTAGCCCTTGCTCATGTAGGCATGACGGCTGAAGCGTGGCCGCTCCTTGCTTTTGGGAGGGCAAGGGATCACCACCTCAGCCACCTTCGTTATCATCCCGCTCCTTGTTCTGCTTAGGAATGGGGGCAGTTGAGTCGGGCGCTGTTTTACCAATATGCCGGTATAGTCTGGCAAGGATTTCCTGCCGAAAAGCAATCGCCATTTCATAGTCAAGGTCGTAGTGGTCCATCAGCTAAGAACTTCAGTTAGCCAGCGCCCCCGCGCAACATCTGCACTGCCTCCATACCTGGCTTGCCACTCATCAGTTTTGCGCTCCAGCAAGTCGGCCATTGGCGTGCCTCGTGGAATCGAAAATCGGAACTGCTTCATGTCGCCCAGATCACTTGCTTGGGGCACCGCTCCATGCGCAGGTGCACTGGTAGGCATTGCTGACGGGGCCATAGCGATGTAGACCTTGCACTTGAAATCTTTCCCCAGATTGCCCTTGGGGATGACTTCAACTTCAACCTCTTCGCCTACCGGGAACGGGGCTTCTGTCGAGCGGAGGCTCATTAAGCCTTCCAAGCCCTGGTAGCGAACCCACTGATACCGGCTGCCGCGCTCAGTTTCATTGACGGTCGAGTCAACCGTGACGCGAACCACGTCTCCTGGAGTAAGTGCCTGCATCAGAACACCGAGTCATTGAACGGGTCGCTGTTGCTCGCACTGCTCGGGGCAGGGATGTGCTCAACCACCTGAATGATCTTGGGCTGGAAGGTCAGACCAGCGCCTGATGGTGCCTTCCAGGCATACACCTCAAAGGCCACACGCACTGTCGAGCCGTTGCCGATCAGCTTGTCCTGCGGCCAGGGGCGGCGCTCTGTGTCCTCCACCGTGGGCGGCTGGGTGGTCTTGCCGTCCTTGAAGGTGCGCATCTTGATCTTGAACCGGCAGATGGTGCTGCCCTTGTCATCACCTTCGCCTTCACGTAGCGGCAGCCAGTACGCGTTCTTGCGTGTGTCGCCGTGATGCTCGGCGTACAGGTCTTCGCACTTCAGCATGAATGCTGCGTGATCTTTGTCCTTCTGATCGAGCACCAGTTCGATGCTCCATTCGTTGGGAGCGTTGTCGTCATAGGCCTTGTAGCCATTGGGGTCCAGCACCTTCGCCCAGCGGCAGGGCGCAGCAGGTGTGGCAATCAATGGTCGAGCCATGCAGTCAGCAGGTCGTGGGACACAGAGACCCTACCGTCCTCGCAGACCCCTGCAACCCCGTAAGCAACGAGTCCCCTGCGTCTCTAGCTGAACAGGTACGGGTTGGTGCCGATCAGTCCCACTGGCAGCTCTCCCCTCTCAGGCGCGTCGGGCAGTCGGACCCCTGACCGTGACTGGATTTCTTCCCGGTGCACCTCCAGCCAATCTGTTCGATACAACCCCGCAAAGGTCGAGAGCAACAGGTTGTGAAGTTCACTCGCTCGGTTGGCAGTTGTGCAGAAACAGTCATGGTTCGTCAGGACGTGCATGTCTGTCCTCGATACAGCATCCGTCAGGATTGCGACCATCGCAGCATCAAAGCTGTGGATGTAGTTGGCGCTGATATTGCGAGCGGCAGCCTTGTGGTTCAGCTTCCCGTCCACGGGTGCCTCAGCAAAGCTCACCTTCCCTCGCTTCCCGAACAGCAGCGTCTGCACCTGTATTCGTGTCGTCATCCGTTCAGCGCATTCCATCGGCAGGCCAGATGGCGCTGTCCATTCCATCGGCTTGCCGTCAGTCATCACCTTCTTCACGCACTTCACCAGCCACTGCTTCACCACCATTGCCGGTGCAATCACTGGCTTCATTTCGGCCCAGATCACGGATGCCAGGTACTTCGATGGCGTGCCGATCTTGTACAGGTAGTCCTCCAGCGAGACGTAGCCCAGGTGTTCATCCAGGAAGTCAGCTGCTGCATCAGCCAGGCTCTGATACGACCCGCCATACGGTGCTGCCAGCACAGGGCCCTTCACCAGGCCGCGGCCTACACCGATCTCCAGCCACACCTGAGCCAGTCCCTTTTGTCTGTCGTCGCCCAGCTCCAGGTGCTCTGCCAGGGTCTTGGTGACACGCTCCGCGATCACGGTGTACAGGTCTCGTGGCGTGTTGCCATGCAGGTTGCAGAGCCTGCCAATCTCATCCAAACGCAAAAGCGCTGACAGGATTCCGAGCCCGCTGGTGGTCTGGTCCAGGCGGATCGGCACACCGGTGGCGCCCGTCTCCATGGCCTCCTTGTAGCCACGGCACAGCTGCAGGAACTGCCATGGATCCTTGGCTGAACGCCACAGCTCCAGCTTCCCGAGCGGATCTGCAGCAGCAGCCAGCATCAGCTCCTTGTTCTTCCGTCCCCACTGCAGCCGTGCTTCCCATGTGTCACGGCTCATCCCCCAGTGACCAGCTGCAGCCTTGAAGAGCCAGTCGATGGCCTCCTCATTCACAGGCTGCGGCTGGAAGCTCACCATTGCCTTCTCGTGGTCAGCGCCCTGGTGGGTGCAGTGCCGGTTAGCGGTGTACCAGCGCCCTCTGTAGTCGCAGTGATACGCCTGCCAGATCGTTTCACCCGCCAGCTCCTCCACGGCCTGGATGCTGCGCTCGATGCGGATCCGCAGCGCACGGTTCTTCTCCTGGTCCCGGTAGGCAGCTGATGCCATCCGGTTCCGCACCTTCAGTGCCTCTGGATCCGGGTCATGGCCCAGTCGTTCTGGGATCTCAGGTGGCACCCTCCGGCACGGGAACAGCCCGTCAATGCCGTTGTCCCAGGCAGTGCGGCACACCTCAGCCATTTCACCGCTGACCTGCAGCGGGATGCTCTGCAGGTAGTTGGCGCAGCCGATCAGCAGCTTCATATCGGCCTGCCCGTACAGGCGTTGCACCGTCTCCCGCTGCCGCTCCAGGTCATGCAAATGCACATGCACCAGCGGGTCGCCATTGGATAGGTGCCCGCCGTTCCACAACCCTTCCCATGGCCGCGGCGGCACCAGCATTGGCGCATAGGCCGTGCGTGCCTCTCGTGGTTTCACCGCACGAGCCCACGCCATCGCCTCCGGTGTGGCCAAGACGAAGTTGGGCATGGTGCGCCCCACCCGCACCTTCTCCACCTTGAACAGGCCCGTGGCCTTGATGATCGACTCCAACAGGAACTCGCCCACCATCATTCGGGCACGGTTCCCCCAGGGCGGACAGTCACAGCTCAAGGCACGCATCACCTCCTTGCTGGCCATCTGCCTGCGGCTGTACCCCAGCTGAAACAGCTTCCGCTGCAGCGTTGGCGCACGGTTCCGCAGTCGCATCAGCCGGCTCTCGTTCTCGATTGCCTTGCCGATGTGCTGGCAGAACGTCGGTCTGCGGTGGCGTCTGGTCAACAGGTCCACAGCAGCTGTGAGCGCCACCGCTGCCACCTGATCCACCGAGTCGAATCCATCGAAGTACGGGTACGCCGCCCCGTAGCAGCGCGCAATCTCTGGGTTGATCACAGCCTCCTCAAACCGGAGCTTCAGCTCCTCGCTCAGCTTCCCCGCTGTGGCCCTGTACAGCGCCGCGCCATGGGTCAGGGAACTCTCCTTCCCCATCTCCCGCAACCGTCGCTGCTGGGTCCGCTGCGCGTCCTCAGACCGTCGCTTCTGCTGCTCCTCCCGTTGCAACTGCCTTGCAAACAGGTCGTCGGGAGGGGTGGTCGTTGCTTGCAAACCTTGCAGAAGCGTTGCAACACCAGTGTGAGTTACTCACCCTCGTATGCACCAAAAGGCGATCACGGTCCCACCTCCAGCACCTGTCGCGCCCGCTGCAGTGAAGACACGTCAAGGTGGATGTACCTCTGGAGGGCAGCCAAGCTCCTGTGTCCGCCCCATGCCTGCAGCTCGGCAAGGCTCAGCCCAGCACGCGCCAACTTGCTGAGGCATGAATGCCGCAGGCTGTGGGTCGTCAGCTCCAGGTCGTCAGCCAGGCCCATCTTGCCCTTGGCCTTGTCGAATTGCGCCTGGAAGCGCCTGTAACCCACGGCCCACACCTTCCCGCCATCAAGCCGGCCATCAAGGCACTGCCGCGCCCTGGCGGTCAGCAGCACCGTCCTCTTGTGCCCGTTCTTGCTCTGAGGGATCAACCACTCACCACGTTGCAGATCAACGTGTGCAGCGGTCATCCGTTCGCTCTCGCTGAACCGGCACCCCGTCTCCAGCAGAAACACGAACAGATCAGCGCACTCCAGCTGGCCGAATGCCTGTAGACACCGCACAAACGTGTCCCGCTCCTGGTCAGACACCACGCGGTCCCGCTGGTTGTTCGCTCGCAATCGCTTGGGCAGTGCAGGCATCGAGTCCAAGCGGCCATGGAGCTGAGCGTCCCTGAGCATTGACTGCAAGCAGCTGACCTTCCAGTTCGAGGTGGCTGGTTTGTTGCCCTTGGCCCTGAGGTAAGCCCTGAACCGCTCCACCTCCTGCGCATTGATGCTCGCCAGCGGTGTCTCAGCACCGAAGAAGGCCACCACATCCGCGCTGTAGCCCGCTGCTGTGGTCTCACATGCCATCCCCTTCCACCGCACCTCCAAGCTCAACCGCCTGGCCTCCTCCAGCGTGAAACGGCTCGTCTGCACAGGCGCAACCTCTGCCTCAGCCAGTTCCCTGGCCATCCGCTCCTGTGCTTCAGCCTTGGTCTTGGCTCTCAGCTGACGCCGCTTCCCGCCAATGCGGAAGTCAGCGACCCAGCCGCTCTCAGTCTTTCTGATGTGGTTGGTCATGGTCGTGGGTTGGTCGTGGGTCTTCAATCAGCAGGCCCTACAGCAGCTCACATTCCCGCAGCAGTCGCCACCCGTTCACGCTCAGCATGTACACAGGCGCCCTAGCTCCTTGACGCTTCATCCGCTTGATCAGCGGCAGCTGCGCCTGGATCACTTTCCCCTCCCTCGGCTGACGCGTCACAAACGGCCAGCACGCACGCATCACAGGCCCGTTCGCTGCACCGGTCCGGGCGCAAAGCTCCAGGCTCGTCTTCGGGCCCTCCGCACACAGCAGCAGCACCTCGATGCTCAGCAGTCCCAACTGCGGGACGTTCGCCCGCAGCAGTGCCATCAACCGCCGCACCTTCTCCAGCTCCGTCATTGGCAGCTCCACCTCACCGAAGCTCCCAGCTGGTACTGCTGACAGTTCACCCGCCTCCCATCCGCTTCACCGTTCCAGTAACGCGTTGGACCCAGCTGGTAGCTCTGTCCGTTGAACCCCCTCCCGTTCCCGCTGCTACACAGCAGCGTCGGGCCCACCTCTGTGCATGTGGTGCTGCCAGAAAAAGGCTGGGCAGCCACACGGCCACCCAGCACACACAGCACGCCCACCAGGGCAGCAACTCTTCTCATCGCACCACCTCCACCGCTGCAGGGTTCATCTGCCACGGCCACTGCGCCTGTCCCAGGCCCAGTGCTCCGCTCAGCGCACACACAGCCGCAGCAGCAGCCACAGCACACCCGCACGCATACAACCCCTCCCGCACCACAATGCGGCCCCCTCTCGCCTTCCACAGCGCTCGCACCTCAGCAGCGCTCCTCTCCCGCTGGGCTTTCCCCAGCCGCTCCAGATAGTCCATTGATCCTCCAGGTCGTGGGTACGTGATGCCTGAGCACCACACCGAAAGAACCCGGCCACCAGGGCCGGGAATCCCTCGGGGTGAAGCTCACTCACCAAACCAGAACAGTCCGCAGAACCACAGCAGCGTGTCCTGCTCTGCTCCAACCAGCTCAGTCCAGGGTGTCCCCCAGTCCTGATGCTCCATCCAACACCGGTCAGGCTCACACCTGTTCAGCGTTCCCCTGATCCGCAGCGCTGGCCCGCCAGTGCTCAGCAAAATGCAGAACTCCTCCGGGTCCATCGAGGCGCCATCGCCTGGCTCTCGCCAGCCGCTGCGCACCTCAACACTCAGCGCTGCCTCCTGCAGCTCCTCCTCGATCAGCTCAGCCACCTCTGCGTGGTTCGTTCCGTCGTAGCCCTGAGCCCTCAGCACCGCCTTGGCGGCCCTGCTCAGCTCTCGGCCCTCTCCCTCCTCCACACAGAACCCATGCGCCTCCTGGGCGCTGCTGATGCTCTCCAGCCATGCCACCGCATTGCGCTCGGCATCCGTCTGCACCATCTCAATCGTTGTCGTCATCGTTCAGCCCTTGGTCGTGGGTAAAGGCCCATTGCTGGGCCATGCCAGGGGCAGGGTTCGCACCTGCCCACCCGCTTCAACGGATCAGGCTTCCTCTCTTGGCACGCAAAGCTCATCACTGAGCACGCACACCAGCCATTTGTTGCCGCCTCCTTGGATGTTCCATCGGCGGCAGGCCTCTGCCTCAACCTTCAGCAGCGCTAGGTCTGTCTGATCCGGGTTGCTGCTGCTTGGTCTGCAACGCAGCTGATACCTCAGCCGCACCGCTACCTTCGCCAGTTCTGGATCGGGCAGCAGATCAAGAACAGCCGCCAAAGCCTGGTTGTAAGCCAGGGCCAGACCGTTCTCGCTCGGTGCTGTCACCACACCAGCCGTGCGCATCCGCTCCGGCTTGATCAGCGTTTTGCTTGTCATCGGTCCTTAGGTCGTGGGTTGTCGCTGGGATGAACCCAGCAGAAAAGGGCCGCAGCCCCTTAGTGCTGAGATCAGCAGGCCCCATCGCCTGGTTCAATCCGGATCAGGGCATCAGCACGCTCTGAGGCGAGCGTTTCCCTGATCCATCGCCGCAGGCCTTCCCTCGTGCCCACGTAGTCCTCCCATTCCTCCCTGCCGTTAAACAGCCACAGCAGGGAATACAGATGCACGGTGGTGGTAGCCATCTCTCAGGCCCCCACCATCAGCAACACGCTCAGCAGTGCCACCAGGGCCCATAGAACGCGCTGACGTTGCTGGAGTGTCTCCAGCTGCTCGGCTTGCGTGTCGATGATCTCGACAGCAGCCGTAGCGATGTCCTCCTTCGAGGACCGCATCGTGATGTTCATTTGTCTAGGTCGTGGGTATCGGCTCAGGGCTGGCTCACGCCTGCCCCTCGCCTGACCCCATCCTAGCCGTGAGAACTACGGGGTCGTAGTGGTGCCCGGTGCGGGCTTGGATATTGTCATAACTCTTTACAAAGGGATGGGGTAAGGCGGCCCGCCCAGCGCGGCTCACCTCAGTCCCATCAGTCCCGCCTCAGTCCCGCTCTGCGCCCCCTTCCCCGCCAACGCCCTGCGCGCCTAACAGTGGGCGGGTGCACTCAGGTGCAACCGAGGCAGGCCCACCCCGGCACTGCACCCATCGAGGCCCTGGCCCCCGCCAGCTGGCTGGAACACATAGAGCATGTGTTCAGACACCAGGCCAGCACTGGGATCTGGGCTGGTGGTTGCAAAAAGGGGTTGCAACGGATCGGTTCTGGCAGGGATCGAAGAGGGGGGCATGGGGGGACTGGCGCCAGCTGGTGTACAGCGCACACCCCCTCATCGCGCGCCCCATTTCGCCATTCTCAACAAGGAGCACTGTTGCGAAGCGAGTAGCGCGAGGTGTGTGGGGGCTGGGTTGGGGTGAGTTCGGGTAAGCGATACCCAGAAGTGGGTATGCAGAGTGTGACGCATGAGTCTCACCCCTGATGTGGGAGGGAAGAGGACACAGCTCCGCCACCGATCCGACTTGGGTGAGGGGAGGGGTTGACAGGGGTGGCTAGACTCCTTCCTAGAGAAGGTTCAGAAGAGAGAACTGAAACAGGTACAAAGATATTTATATCCGAAGGGACATATAAGTAAGTATTGAAGAGAGAACAGAATAGTGGCTGAACAAGTTCTAGAACCTTTCTAGAACCTTTTCTAACAAGGTTCTTACACCCCCTATAGTCCCCCACAGTACCTTCGTACTACCACCAATGGCTTAAGGTTGGTTTGCCATTGGTTCTTGCTCACCCCTTCTCGCTTGGTCGTGGGTAGGAGGTGCGTTGAGTGATGGCATGGGAGCTGCGTCCTAGGCGTGGCTCCCACCCCAATGCCTGTACGGGGCTGTAGCGGTAGCGTTGAAGCACTTGCTGCAGCCCTGTGTATCTGACGAACTTCACTGCTCTGGCTTTGGGATTGGAGGGGACGCCGGATCCGTCGTTGGCAGTGGTGCAGGCAGCGGTGACGAAGAAGGGGTACACGGGGTATGTGTGTTCTGAGTACACGGCACCAGCACCACCGAAGGCACCACCTGCGCCGCCTGTTCCTGCTGGGAAGTGATGGGCATGGAGGTTTTGACGGTTGAGGCGTTTGAGGATCTGTGTGACCTAGCTGGTCACGGGATTGGGTATTGGGTGGAGAGGGGGCATGTGGAGCCGGACTGCTACACGCTGGTTGAGCGTGAGGACGGGGTTGTGATTCGTCTGACGAAGGAGAGGGTGGAGAAGGTGCTGACTGACATCAGGGGTGGGAAGCACCGGGATGAGTTGGGGGAGGGTCAGTGGGAGGCGCTGTCGAGCTGGGACGTAGCCGAGATGGATGTGGATGACGCGGATGTGCTGATCCAGCTGAGTGCGTTTGGGGAGGTGGTGTATGGCTGAGGTGCTGCGAGTGGTTCACCTGGGGGACGACAGCTACCGGGTGAGCCTTGTGAGAGGGGCCCAGGAGGCGTCCTGTGTGGTTTCAAGCCTGCATCTGGTGGAGGACAAGCGGAAGCAGCTTGAAGCGGCTCTGAGGGCGTTAGAGGCGGTTGCCTGACCTTTCCGTTGCGAGGCCGTAGCATTGGTGTGTCCCAGCGGGTTCGTGGCCCCTGGGACGTGACCAACTTGAGGAAGCAAGCTGATGGAGCAATTATCGCTGTTGGCGTTCTGCCGGTGGTGTGGGGTGCCGTGCCCGCCACCGCGAAAGCACGGGAGCATGACCAAGAGGACATGCGACGCCTGCCAGAAAGCGTTTGACCTAGAGCGCAAGCGCCGCTACCGGGAGAACAACCCCGACGCAAGGCGGAAGGAGTACGAGCGGAACCACGTCCGCTACCAGGAGCGAGCCAAGGAATACGCCAAGAAGAACCCGCACATCGTCAAGGCCTCTCAGCAGGCATGGAGGAAGCGCAACCCTGGCTTGGCCAACGCCATCAGAGCAGAAAGGCGGGGCAAGGGGGACTGCACGATCAGAATGGATGCCATCGACAAGGCAATCATCAGAGCCCTGTACGCCAAGAGGGACAAGACTGGCCTTGGTGGTGGCCTGGGACCTGGCTACTACAACGTGGACCACATCCAGCCCTTGGCCTTGGGCGGTGTTCACGCGCCGTGGAACATGCAGATCTTGCCTTGGGAGGAGAACCAGTCCAAGAAGCATCGACGCCCAACACTGCGGGAGGTGCTGCGTGGAGAGCGCCGGTATCGTTTGCTGAGGTACATGTACGAGCAACGTGCGTCATCTCTGGGAGCCGCTGCCTGAGGAGCTGCAGGATTTCACTCAGTTCTGCTGTTATCTCCTGAGAGAACAGGGCCTTGCAGATGCACCCACAAAGCAACAGTGCGCTGTTACTCACTGGATGCAGCATGGCCCTAACAAACAACTGACGATTGCCTACCGTGGGTTAGGGAAATCGCTTCTGGCTAGTTACTACTGCCTCTGGCGATTGCGTATGGACCCTAATGAAAAAATTCTAGTTGTTTCGGCTACGTCTATCAAGGCTGCCGACTTCTCCCAATTCATGTTGAAAACAATGGGAGATGTTGATGTTTTGCAATGCCTCTTGCCTGGTCCGAACAGTCGGTACAGCTCGGTGGCATTTGATGTGGGTCCAGCCACGGTGGAGCAGAGCCCATCAGTGCGTGCCCTTGGTGTGCAGGCACAGACGACTGGTCAGCGTTGTACGTGCGCAGTGCTGGATGACGTGGAAGTTCTTTCCAACGTAATCACGCAACTTAAGCAGGAAAGAGTAGCGCACGCCGTTGAAGAAATAGAATCCATCATCAAGCCAGACGAGGGGCAGTTGCTACCAAGAAAGGTGCTTTATCTTGGCACCCCGCACACCGAAGCGAGCATCTATTTGCGCCTGGTTAGAGAAAGAAACTACAAGGCAAGGTATTGGCCCGCTGTGTACAGAAAAGACATCGAGCCCTATGAAGGCTCGCTGTGTCCTCGCATCCAATCCGAGATCGAGGAAAACCCCGAGTTAGAAGGAGAGCCGACCGACCCAGAGCGCTTTAGCCATGAGGACATCCTGCAAAGGCAGGCGTCCATGACCAAGGCGAGTTTTGAACTCCAGTTCGTCCTTAATTGCAGGCTTGCGACATTAGATAAGTACCCCATTCGCCTGGGCGATTTGGTCGTCATGGACATCGACGGGTCTGCGTTGCCCGAGACTGTGGTGTGGTCCAACGGCCCCGACTACCGGCTGAATGACCTGGTGTGCGTGGGGATGGGTGCAGATCGCTTCTACTACAAGCCAGCGTTCATGAATGGCTGGATCACGAGGAAGGAGACCTGGCGTTGCGTGATGGCCATTGACCCGGCGGGCCGTGGTAGCGATGAGCTGGCGTACGCGGTAGTTGCCGAGCTGAACGGAAACCTGTTCTTGCTGGAGTCAGGCGGAACGACGCTGGGCTACGAGGACAACGTGCTCCAGCACTTGGCTCAGGTGGCCAAGAAGTGGGAGGTCAACTACGTGGTGGCCGAGGAGAACTGGGGTGGGGGCATGTTTGCCCAGCTGCTCAAGCCTCACTTGCTGCGGGAGTACCCGGTCACGATCGAGGAGGTCCGCCACAGCCAGCGGAAGGAGCTGCGTCTCTGCGACACGCTCGCCCCGATCATCCAGCAGCACCGCCTGGTGGTGACAAGCCGTGTGATCAAGCAGGACTACCGGATGACAGAGGAGGATCCGGAGAGTGGCTACAGCCGGTCGTTGTTCTTCCAGGCCAGTCGTCTGACACCAGAGAAGGGCTGTCTCTCACATGATGACCGTCTCGATGCCCTGGCGATTGCGTGTGCCCACTTTGTGGATGCTGCTGCGCAGGACCAGGAGCAAGCCAAGAAGCAGCGTGAGGCAGAACTGCAGCAGGCGGCGTATGAGGCGTGGATGAGTGAAGCGGAGGGTGCCATTGATGCGTTGGCATTGGGTTGGCGCCCTCCGGTGCAGAGCAAGGCGTACGGGGGTGTCAGGAGGCCTGTGGTCTCTTGAACTCGACGACGCGATCAGCCATCCCGCTGAAATCGAGCTTGCCGGCCAGCTGACGGAGTGTGGAGCCTTCAGCAGCGGTGGCAGTCACTGCGTTCTGTTTGAGAAGCTGCATGGCCTCTGCTCTGGCCTTGCGATCACCGTTCTTCAGATCCTCAAGGACCTGGGCGATGACTTCTTCGTGCATGTCGGCCAGTAAGGCCTGAAGGTCAGCCATGGGCTGCGAGGGTGTAGGGCAACCTTCATCCTGGCGCTGGTGTGGCGTATGCCGCTACTGGCATGACTGGGGTTTCAGGGTTGGTCTGGGTACGATTGATCCATACGACCCTGTTATGTGGGCTACTTTCCACCGATTGACGAGCGCCTGGTGGCTGCACTGGCGACTCAGTTCCCGGATCAAGCGCCGGATTTGGGCATGAGCGAGCGGGAGATCATGTTCCGCGCTGGCCAGGTGTCAGTGGTGCGGTGGCTGGCGACGCAGCTGGAAGCGCAGCAGTCGATTCCGTTTGAGGGGGTGGGCTGATGTCCTCGATGGCAGCGGTGATCACGGATCCGTTGAAGCCAACGGAGAAGTACCAGGCCGCAACGGACAAGCTGAACAACCTGAAGGCCAAGGCTCAGGCGGCCAAGGGCACACCACGGGAAGCACGGCTGAATCAGCGCGTGGTGAATGCCCGTGCTGCCAAGCGTGGCATCAAGAACAAGTACGCGGATAAGCGGGCGAACGTCGTTGAGTTCGACACCCGCTGGATGCTGGACAAGGTGAAGGAGATCCTTTCACCGAACCATGCGTTGAATCAGGCGTGGAGCCTGATGCACGAGTCGAACAACCAGCTGAACACCCTGCTGGATGGGGTGAATCAGATTGGGCAGATGGCTGCCAACAACCAGGCGTTGTTGCAGCAGGACGCGATGCGGATGTCGTTGTTGCTGGGTGCGCCGCTGCCAGAGAAGGCAGCTGGGTATGTGTTGGTGGGTGATCAGCGGCAGGAGGTTGACCCGAGAGATCGGGGCAGGCGATCCCTGCGGATTGACCAGACACCCGTTTCTTCACTGGAGATTTGATCATGGCCAAAAGCAAAGGGGGTTCTCAGCGCTCGGTGAACCAGGCGGCGAAAAAAGCAGCCAGTGACGGCAACATCACCGCAGCGGAAGGGAAGAGTCTGCGCAGCCAGGCCGCGCAGAACGGCGCCAATGCTGCGATTGCGATTGCCAAGGCTGCGGTCAACAACCAAGCGAAGATCGCCAGCGAGGTTCAGAGGCAGTTTGGTTTAGATCAGACCAAGCAAGGCGTGAACCTCACGTCTAGAACACCGCTGAAGCCTGGCGTGGCGCCAATCACGGGGTACAGCAGCTATCAGACCAACGACCCCCTATCGGGTTCAACCAACAACCAGGCACCTGTCTACACCTTCTTCAACAAGCCCAAAGCTGCGCCAGCTGCTACGCAACAGCAGTCGGCACCAGCTGCCACGACTCCTGCCAGCACGACTGAGCAGAGGCCGATGAACGGCATGACGGATGAGTGGGGGCAGTCTGTTGATTCTGGGTTGGCTGATCTGCAGGCGATCCTGAAGCAGCAGATGGAGGCCAATGCCAGTCAGACCTCTCTGTATATGGGAATGATGCAGGACATGATGAGCCAGATGCAAAACGCCAACGCAGCAGCACCGCAGGGTGCGTATGCCGTCACTTCATCCACAGCAGCTCCTGTCACTGGTGCGGTGCAGACGCAGGCGATTGCACCACGGAAACCCGTTGTAAACACTGATCTTTCCATCCCGAGCGGCACTGATGTTGCTGCTGGTGCTGGCCTCAACCTGGCGATCTGACCATGGCAACTGCAGCACAGCGCTACGAGGCGCAGCGATCTGATCGGGACTGGTATCTCGATCGTGGACGCCAGGCAGGACGGCTGACGCTGCCGTATCTGGTGCCCGAAGGGAATGACGGCGATGTCAGCAAGCAGAGCCATGCCTTGCCGTGGAATGGCATTGGCGCCAGGGGTGTGTTGAACCTGGCCAGTCGGATCATGCTGGCGATCCTTCCGCCGACGCAGGCGTTCTTCCGCTTTGCGTTGAACGAGGTGGAAATGCTGCGCCAGGGCATCGACCCATCCACCAAGACGGAATACGAGCAGGCGCTGTCTCGGATGGAGCGCGAGGTGTTGCGCTCGATTGAGGCCACCAATGACCGCACAGCATTCCACGAGGCGCTGCTGTGGTTGATCGTGACGGGCAATGTCCTGCTCTACGTGGGACAGGAAGGCCTGAAGGTGTACCACCTGAACAGGTACGTGTGCCAACGGGATCCGATGGGGAACCCGCTGGAGGCGATCACTTGTGAACAGCTGCCGTACAGCGCCTTGCCGCAGAAGGTGAAGGATCTGCTGGAGGAGGACGAGCTGACTGGGATCCTTCCCGCCGAGGACGACCCGCTCAAGGAGTACGAGAAGACCGTCAAGATCTACACCCACATCGAGTGGGACAAGAAGCGGGTGCGCTGGCACCAGGAGGTGAAGGGCCTGATCATTCCTGGCTCCAGTGGCACCGCACCCATCACCAGCAACCCCTGGATGCCCCTCCGCATGTCGCGTGTGGATGGGCAGCCCTACGGGGTCGGATACGTGGAGAGCGCTGCCCTGGCGGATCTGCAGACCGCTGAAGCGCTGTCTCAGGCCGTGGCTGAGGGTTCTCTGGCATCGGCCTCGGTGCGGTTTCTGGTGAAGCCCAGTGGCGTCACCAAGGCCAAGACCCTGGCAGAAGCGTCCAACGGTGCCTTTGTGCCGGGCGACGTGAATGACGTGGCCCCGCTCCAGGTGCTGAAGTCGCAGGACATGGGTGTGGCCATGCAGGGCCTGGCTCGAATTGAAGCTCGGTTAAGCCAGGCATTCATGCTGGCGGACGTGCGCGACAGTGAACGCACCACGGCAGAAGAAGTCCGCCTGCAGGCGATCCAGATCGAGAACAGCCTGGGCGCCATCTACTCAA